TATAGTTATTGGTATAATCTGTTTATGGGAAAATAAAGAACATATTGTACCAGCGTTAATCACTGTTAAAGACACTGTGTTAGGAGCGTTTTAGTATAATATAGGTTATAAGCACATAATATACAAGTGGTTTATGGTGGATCATTGTGGGTTGTAGTGGTATTTTGTGTTAGTATGTGTTTATATTATGTATTATTTATGTGTTAAATATGCGGTGGGGCTTTATACCTATACGCACACACACTGTCAAGCACATCTTTTTTGACATTCTTTTGACATTTCGTTTTTATTGTTGACATTTGCGACAGCATGTGTTATGATAATGCAGGTATAACCTGTGTTATGCGGCAGTGTATACAAACACATGCGACAGCATGCGGGGGGTGCGTTAAACTTTGTGAGCTGCGTCCGGGGGCTCTAAACGATTGACGCGAGACTATATAAACAAATACTGTAACATTTATTGTATACAAATGTTACATTTAGACACACGCTGACACATATATTTAAATGTCTAACGATTTCAATAACTTAGTTAGCGTTTGCCTTAAAGGGAGAGGATTTAATGCGACAAATGCGACAGCGTATCAAAGAAAAGTGTCCGAGAGCACATAAAATAATATCTAAAGCCAATGAAATGGTAGTTTGGACGCCTATTTTCATCGCCATATACTTGCAAACAATGTTATTAACATATAGCTATTACAAAGACAGTGATAATAAACACATGTGATTGTTTTTTGACATATAACTGACATATTCTTGACAGTCCCTGTGTCTGACACTGTTTTTGACATATATTTAACAGCTGTCAAAATGCTGTCAAAGGGGTACCCCCTCCCCCCTACCCCGAATGTATCTCTCTGCGATGCGGGGCATTATGCGTCCGGCTTAGCCCCTTTTCACGATCGCTAAGAAATTTTCGAGATTTTCGGTTTCAAAAAATACGCCCCTAAAAATTTTCCAGACATTATATACTATATGGGCGAGGAAAAAACAAGATACCGCAGTACCGTCCGACACCGTTGCCCAGAATGCGGTGCAGCAATTACTTGGTCATGTAATGGGAAAAAGGGATACGCCACGTGCAGCAATGGTATAACCGCCACAAGAATACTTGATTTAGATTGTGTTGATACCATGATATTGTGTGATTGGCAGGGGTTTTGCGAAAGGCGCCCAGACGGAAAAGTAGAAATATACTACTACAGACCTATATAATATATGGGCACCAAAAAGGAAGGTGATCCGCTAAGCGCATTTAGTGGATCAGTAGGAACGTTTAAACCACCGCGGTGGACGCGAGGAATTCGTAGAGAATTCGAACTTGGAGACTTGGTGACACTTGCGCCGGAATTTAGATACTCAATCACCATGACAACCGGACCGGATATGGGGCGCTACATTGGAATAATAACTCAAACGTATGCAAATCGCGAATACATGGTAGTATGGACTAGCCACCCAATGCAAATAGCTAATAAGCATGGATTGTTCAATGGGGATCATTTAATAAAGGTAGAAAACGCGGATAAAGCGCTCCTTGGGCCTAAATAATGCCTACACGACGAAAGCTTCCGGAATTCGTCGTGGGTGATTTGGTATATGATATTGGTAATCTAAATCCGTACGGGTTTCCATATACCGATAAAAATCCTAGACGTGTGGGCATTGTGGCCAAAATTGTGTCACATGGCGCCAAAGCGTATGCCGTATATTGGTTAAAAGAAGGAATTGTTTCAGAACACCTTGCAAATCATTTAGAACTGGTGTATAATGTATAAAAGGGACTATTTATAGTATGCGTGTTTCGAAAGACATTATTGTTTCTCTTATTAATGAAACTTTATCTGCTGATGATAAATCCGATATCAAGAAAATGATCGGTACGGAATTGGATAAACGAATCAAGAAGGATCTCAAAAAGGTGCTTTCGGATGAACTGAGCCAAGCGCTCAAGTCTAAGGACACCAAAGCTGATATTGGTGAAATCGCCAAAAAGGTTATCAAAAAGTTGTACAAAGATCTTTCTTTTCACCATCCATATATTATCGATCGAATTAAGGTTTAATAAGCATTGCGCAACGTTGAAGCAAAAGTAGGTTCGTGGATCAAAGACTGTTATAGAAACGATAGGTCTTTGGGATTTGTGTGGCAAATAGACGAAGAAACCGATATGATGTACGTACAATATCCAAAAACTGGCAAAAGTACGTGGGTCCGCCACAAAAATGGCGGTCATTATGTGGTAATCAACAAATAAACGCACTATTTATTGCAATTTTAGGATTTAATCATGAAACATATTATTATTTTTTCTGCGCTGACTGCATGCGGCGTTATGGCAGCTGCGGGAGATAGCCCTGATACGTCTGAATCTAATACCGGTAGTACTGCGGTTGTCTCTGAAACGGAAAAATCTAGCGAAGAAAAATCGCCGGAAAAATTGGTGCGATTTTACGTTGAACCAAACCTTACAAATTTTGATAATGGGGTCCCTCCGGAGACCTCATCTCCGATTCCGGCGCTGATAATGCCAAATAATGTGTGCATAATAAATACTGATCTGGCGCCAGACCGGTCAATTGAGGAGCATATTATGGCCTGTGTCATAGCTCAACGAATTCGCAATACGATTACTCGGTAAGTATCAGCTACTTACATATGTGGATATAAAACTCAATAGCGGTGATATCGTTATCGATATAATTACGGGCGACGTAGGATTACTTTTGCGTCGTTATTCGCTGATTGGTGACGAAGAAGCCGAATTGAATGTGTGGGGATGGGAAATTTATTGGGCCGGTCCGGACGTGGCAAATGTGGCTGTCAGCCGCTATCAGCCTTACACAGAAGAAGGTATACTAAATTTAATTAAAACAGGCACCTTTGTTTTAAATAAAAAAGGCGGCCTTCAATTATGAAAAGCTTGCAAGATGAGTTAGAAAGTGTTATACTAAACGTAGGTGATCTAATAGTCGACGAATCAACTGGGTTTGTGGCCATCCTTATCAAGCGTGAAAGACGAATCGACATGATATATGACGATTTATTCTTTTGGCATGTTAAATGGATTAAAAATATCGATAGGAGAGGCGAAGACCCAACCGATTTGCCTATCTCTAACATAATCGAAGAAGAAGGTTTGAAACTTTCAGTCGTGGTTGGAATGTTAACACTGTATCAAGCTAACGGAGGAGAACATGAGTTCTAATTGGTATGTATATAAATTATTTAAAAACGGAAAAAGAGCAAAAGCACCTATAGGCTCATTCGAACATAAGGGTGATCCATCTACTGCGCGTCATTTTTTTGAATCTAACAAAAAAAATATTTTAGATAAAAAATTTAATGAAAAAAAATTCGAGTTTAAAATTTTAAATTCTAATAGTCCTAACTTAGAGCCTTGCGAGTCGGAAGAGCAAAAGTATCAAAAAGAAAAAAATCGTGTTTTGGCCAAGCTGATTAGAGAAAAGCAAATTAAAACAAAACGTTCTATAAGCGGCGGTCTTGTTTTTTGTAAGGAATCTTCTTGGAAATGGCAATGGGCGGTTTTAGAAGTTGCAACCAATAATTATATTGAAGGATTGTCACAAAAGTTTAAATCTTATGAGGATGCCAAAAATTGGATGAACAACAAGATAGAACTACTATAAAAATTAAATTTCCTAAAGTGGGAGCTTTAGTTAAAGTTGTAAGTCATTTTTTCGATCATTTAGAAACTCACGTAGAAACTGAATATGGCATTGTGGTCGATCATAAGCCAGAGAATAGTCCACAGCTTAGGATATTTCCAGAAGTGTCAGTTTACATAATTAAACGTAAAAAAATTGTTGCAGTTCCACTGTCTGGTATAGAAATAGTATCAAATTGATTTTGCGCGCCCTACTTAGAATTAGGGTTGCATGCAGAATCTAATTTCATACGTATGTAAAATAGCCATCGGTATCAATATCGGTATCGGTTGTACAGGTTTTTATATTAATGAAAGTAGTTTAGTATTTTTATCAATTATTAATATTCTTTTGCTCAGCACTCATTTTATTTTTAAAGAGGAAATTAAGAAATGAAAAAATTATTTGTGTGCATGATCGCTATTATCATGACATTGCCAACTTATGCAACACCATCAACAGAGACTAGAAGCAATAACGGGGCTCATTTATCAACTACTGAAATTAGCAATTCGCTATCAAAAGTAGAAAGGCGCGTACGAAAATCATCAGTTAAAGTCATGACGCCTCATGGGCATGGTTCGGGGGGTCTTATCCAGTATAAAGATCTTTTATTAGTTTTGACTGCACATCACGTGGCTGATGGAGATTTGGGAACCACGTACCTTATTTCTACTGAAACTGAACAACGTATGGGTATTTTAATTT